CGGGCAACATCGACGGTGCAAATCTCAATGCCACAGCCAATGTCACTGGTGTAGGTGCAGTGTTCACAGGCAATGTCACAGCCAGCCACTTCATTGGCAATATTGATGCTGGTGGTGCCAACACCCAGGTACAGTTCAACGACGATGATGTGCTTGCTGGTTCTTCTGGGTTTACATTTGACAAAACCGGCAATCTACTCACTGTGTCTGGTAACATTGATGGCGGCAACATCACTACAGCAGGTGCTGTGGATGCCACAGGCAACATCACAGGTGGTAACCTTGTCACAGCAGGAGATGTCACCACATTCACTGTGACAGCCACAGGCAACATTGATGGTGGTAACCTTGTAACAGCAGGTGCTGTGGATGCTACAGGCAACATCACAGGTGGTAATTTGAGTGGTACCAACATCGTGGGCACATTGACCACAGCCACGCAGACCAATATCACATCGGTGGGTACTCTTGGCTCATTGACAGTGACTGGTAATGTGTCAACTGGTAATGTGTCGGGCACACTGCTGACAGGTACGCTGGCCACAGCCGCACAACCCAATGTGACATCCCTGGGTACACTCAGTGCGTTGACTGTTACTGGCAATGTTTCAGCAGGTAATGTCTCGGGTACACTGCTTACAGGTACATTGGCCACAGCAGCACAGCCCAACATTACGTCAGTGGGCACACTAGGTTCTCTGACTGTGACTGGCAATGTCTCAGCAGGTAACGTGTCAGGCACGCTTCTCACAGGTACTTTGACCACAGCAGCACAACCCAACGTCACATCTTTGGGTACATTGACTTCGCTTACAGTAACCGGCAACGCCAATGTTGGTAATCTCGGAACCGCAGGATTGGTCACAGCTACAGGCAATGTGTCGGGTGGCAACATCACCACAACAGGACAAGTAGCAGCCACGGGCAACATTACAGGTGGCAACCTTCTGATCAACAACAATGCTGTGATCACGGGCAATCTCAATGTGTTGGGAACAGAGACCATTTTCAACGTCCAGACACTTACTGTCAATGACCTTGACATCATCGTGGCCAACAACGTCACGGGCGGTGCCAACATCAACGGTGCTGGTCTCCTGGCAGGAAATCCCACCACAGCCAGTTTCGTCTATAACAATGCTACATCAAGCTGGCAGGTCAACGTTGCTCTCACACCCAACGCCAATGGTACTCTAGATCTTGGTAAAACCGGCAGTCGCTGGGGCAATGCCTGGGTATCAACACTCACCAGCACAGGCAACGCCAACGTTGGTAACATAGGTGCCACTAACGCTGTGCTAGCCGGAGCGCTGACCGGAGTCACTACTATATCCGCTTCTGGCAATGCCAACGTGGGTAACATAGGTGCTACAAATGGAGCATTCACAAATATATCTGGCACACTTACCACTGCAGCACAGACCAACATCACATCCTTGGGCACACTGGGATCATTGTCGGTAACTGGTAATGTATCAACCGGTAACGTGTCGGGTACATTATTGACAGGTACATTGGCCACAGCAGCACAACCCAATGTTACATCCTTGGGTACTCTCACATCGCTCACTGTGACTGGCAACGTCAGTGGTGGCAATCTCACTACAGGTGGCATAGTCAGTGCAACAGGTAACGTCAGCGGTGCTAATCTCTTGTTGTCGGGAAATATTTTTGATTCAGGTACCAGTCTTCAGATCAATACCACCACAGCAGCCAACATCGCTCTAGCACCTAACTCCACCATAGTATTGACGGCCACTACCACAGGTGCCAACGTCACTGGCACGCTCAACGCCACGGGTAACGCCAATGTTGGTAATTTAGGAACTGCAGGACTTGTCACTGCTACTGGTAATGTAAGTGGTGGGAACATCAACTCATCTGGAGTTGTCACCGGCAACGGTCGACCCCTGACCAATCTCAGTGCCAGCAACATTGACACCGGTACATTGGCCCAGGCTCGTTTGGCCAATGCCAGCCTCACAGTCAATGGTACATCAATCGCATTGGGCGGAACTGCTACAGTCACAGCCAACACCACAGCAGCACTGACATTCAACAATGCTGGTTCGGGTGCTGCTTCGGGTACCACATTCAACGGTGGTACTGCACAGACCATCAGCTACAACTCAGTAGGTGCTCCCAGCACCACAGGTACCAACGCGTCGGGTACTTGGAGCATCAGTGTCACTGGCAGTGCTGGGTCGGCTACCACAGCAGCCACTGTGACAACGGCTTCACAGCCTAACATTACATCAGTGGGCACATTGTCATCGGTGATCGTGAGTGGTAATGCTAACGTAGGCGGCAATCTAAACTTAACCAGTAACATAGTTGATTCGGGTGCTCTAGAAGTCATTACAGGCAGCAACGGTAACATCACTTTCAGTCCCAACGGTACAGGTGTCGTGGTATTCAACAAAGATCTGCGCAACGGTCAGGCCAATGGGGTGGGCAACATCGGTACTTCCACAGGATATTTCAACACTGTGTTTGCCAAGGCCACATCAGCACAATACGCTGACTTGGCCGAGGTCTACGCCGCTGATGCTGCTTATGAACCCGGCACTGTAATGTCGTTTGGTGGTCCCCGAGAAGTCACTGCCAGTGTCACTGAAAATGATAGTCGTGTGGCAGGTGTAGTCTCTACAGCACCTAGTTATATCATGAACTCGGCTCTGGACAGCGAATTCACTGCCACAGTGGCGCTGACCGGACGTGTGCCCACACGAGTCACTGGTACAGTCAGCAAAGGTGACATGATGGTGTCTGCGGGAGATGGATCGGCTCGAGCTTGTGCTGCACCGCAGATCGGCACTGTGATAGGCAAGGCCCTGGAGGATTTCTCTGGAGAATCTGGTGTCATAGAAGTCGTGGTAGGCCGGTTGTAATCCATGCCATGCAAGGCAAACAGGGCTCAAGGCCCTGTTTCCATGGATAAATATCCTATAAAACACAGGAAATAGCATGGGTTTAACCCGTATTCGTGCCGCACAGATCTCGGACATAGACTACAAGCAAGCAGTCCGCGTGATATCTACCACCAATGTCACGCTGTCAGGTGGTGCTCCTAGCCTAGTAGATGGCGTGAGCCTCATGGCCAATGACAGGATCCTGGTCAACGGGCAGAGTCCTGGTTCGCAAAATGGTATCTACAGGGTACAAACACTGGGCACAGGCAGCAATGGTACCTGGGTACGCACCAATGATGCCAATGAAAATGGTGAGATACAGGCCGGCATGATCGTCATGGTCACCGAAGGTGATCTCTATGCCGACACACAATGGAAGCTCATAACCAATGATCCCATAGTGGTGGGAGACACCACATTGAGTTTCGTCATCAACATCCTCAGCACTGTGGGCGGAAACAACACAGAGATACAGTTTAATAGCAGCGGAACTCTTGCCGGATCAGCTAATTTGGCTTGGCTAGGCACTGAACTCAGCATTGGTGCTAATATCATACCACAGGCCAACATCACCTATGATCTTGGCAACAGCACCAATCGCTGGAATGACATCTGGTTGGCCAACAGCACCATATACCTTGGCAATGCGCAGATCTCGGCCAACTCCACAAGCCTCATTTTTTCTAATCCACAGGGCGCGGAAACTGTGTTCAGTGGGGAGACATCGGCCATCACAGCCAACACCGTCACGGCCACGGGCAATATCTCCTGCGGCAATCTCACGGCCACTGGCACGGTCACGGCCTCAAACATAGACAGTGTCAATGCTGACCTCGCAGAAAAATATCAATCAGATCAACCTTATGAGCCCGGTACTGTGGTGGTGTTTGGCGGTGATCAAGAGATAACCCAGAGCCAAAGATATGCTGACAACAGAGTGGCTGGTATAGTGTCCACAGAACCTGCCTATGTCATGAATTCCGGATCATCGGGTCTCCCAGTGGCTCTCCAAGGTCGTGTTCCTTGCCGGGTCACTGGCACCTTGCACAAAGGAGATCTCGTGACCACCAGCAACATTCCAGGTGTGGCCACCAGATTGAGATCACAAGATTGGGTTCCGGGCAGTGTCATAGGCAAAGCCCTGCAAAATTACAGCAGTGATCAGATAGGTGTCATAGAAGTAGTGGTGGGTCGTTTATGAACACCGCACGATATCGCAAAGATTATCCCGGAGAATTCGTTATCCTGCGCACCACGTTCCGCGATGGGCGCAAGATACAGGAACGCGAGTGGGTTGACAATCCCATACAGAATCAACATGTGTCAGGCCGGGCTGCTGTGATAGCCAGCCTTGGACATCTGCATAAATTTGATCCTGAACGCCTGCAACGACATCGCGGCGGACTGCATGGTAGCCTGCGCTTGCAGACCTATAGTTCTGGATCAACATGGCAGCACATGCCCTTGAACTTTTGGGTCAGCACCGATGCTGATGAATTGGCCAATGTGCGTGTGACCAACTACGGCGACAACACCGTGGTCTACACCAACAGCCGGCAGGTGGTCAACAACCCTGGTGATTTTTTCCTGATACCTTTGAACCCCAATCTCTGTGATGCTGCCACTGCTGCTTATCTGGCCGCGTTTGACGGGCACCGAGAGGTGTTTGTGCTGGGCACCAGCCAAGAGTCAGACCTTGGCAAAGGCTGGATCGATGATTTCAACAAGGTGTTTGCGACCTACCGAGATACCAAGTTCGTACTGGTGGGCACGAAATCAAATCAGCCCAGGCTCTGGTTGCGCAATCGCAATGTCACTGCCATGACCTATCGGCAGTTCATCACCCACTGCGATATCTAACTGCTCTCTAATAAGTCGATCTTGGATCGCACCGCATCAAAGTTCACAGTGTTCCAGAGTCCAGGATGCATGGGTCTTGGCCATGTACCAGCATTGATCCAGGCATAGCCAATGTGTTCATGATTGAGCCGCGGCTGGAATTCCTGGGCCACGCAGCAGAAAAAAGTATGATAAGCGAAATGTCCATCCGTGCTGGTGAATTTTTCTATGGGCACCAAGCGCAGGTATTGGGGCATGGTACCCAGTTCTTCTTCACATTCCCGGGAGATAGTGTCCAGCAAGGTCTCGCCGGGTTCGCTCTTGCCTCCGGGCAGCCCCCAGCTTCCCGGATGCCGATCATCGGCGCGCATGAGATAGAGATATCTGCGAGTGTCTGCGCTGAAAAACCAAACACCCACAGCGTTTATAACACTATGCTCCATTCGCCTCCGGGATATAACCCCTCGTAGCTCTTGACCCACTCTGTGCCGGTCCAGCGGTACTGCAGACCAGTGGTGATGTTGGTGACGAACTGTGTGTTTTCTGCGCCCTGCGCTTCAAAGCTCACGACCCACTGCTCTCCGTCGTATTCTATGATGTCATTGGCCCGTGCTACCACAGCGCCCCAGGCCTCAGGTGGTTGGGGGTTGTCCCAGCTGCCTATGTCATCTAACAGGAGATAACGCTGTCCCTGTGTTGCTGCAGGCAAACCTGCGCCGGGTCCGCTCAGCAAGGGATTGATCACGGCATTGACTGCCAACAAGGTGTTCTGTGGGGTGGTGTCGGTATCAACATCAAACAGCATGAATCTGTCATCCATGGGATCATAGCTCACTGTGCCTATGACCTCGCCCGATCCGCCCCACTGATCTGCCAGGCGTATCTGGCTGATGCCTTCGCGCAGCGTGCCATACAGCCCCACCACGCTGTGCCAGAACACATTGCTGGGTGGGTTGCTCTGGGGATCGGTGTTGTCGTCGGTGGGATTCACCACTTGATTGTACTTCAACACCTGCAGTTTGTTGCCGATCAGCAAGACCTGATAACCATAGGGCGTGAACATCTGGCGAGTGCCCATGAGCAGGTCATTGTTGGTGATGGCTTCGTTGGCATCGCCCTGCGCATCAAACACCGACGCCACGATCTTCTCTACCACGCCCAGTTTCTTGACCTTGGCCGGACTTGATATCCATATGGGCAGGCCAAATCTCATGGTCATGATGTCTATGGGATCTTCGGTGCCCACTGGGATGGTGCGGCTGGTGTACACGGTCTGCTCCAGCTCCACCACTGAC